GTTCCGAGATTGTTGAAGATTTCATGGTTGGTCTTAAAAATCCTTTTGTCGAACATTACATCGACATTCCAGAAGAAAAGGTTGATCTTGTTGACGATCTTTTTGCTAAGGTTGAAGACCTTGAAGAATCCTTGAACAAAGAGATGGAAAAGAATGTAGATATGCAAAGCGAACTTAAAGAGTATAAAAAGTTTGAGGCTATCGCAAACATTTCTGAAGATCTTACAGATGTTCAAGTAGAAAAAATGCAAAAACTCGCAGAAAGTGTAGACTTTGATACTGAAGATGAGTATGCAGAAAAATTGCAGGTAATTAAAGAAAATTATTTTCCTGCTAAAGGTTCAGTTGCTACAGAAGAAGCATCTACAAATGATGATTCACAACCTGAAGTATTAACTGAAGAGGAAGCCAAAGAAGTTGAAGAGACGGCAGAAATGTCTGACACTATGAAATGGTATAGTTCGGCTATCTCAAGAACAATTAAAAAATAATCCTAACGCACCCTATAGGAGAAAGTAAATATGTATTTGTCTGAACAACTACAAAAAAAATGGGGTCCAATTCTTGAGCACCCAGATCTTGGGCAGATCAAGGACCCATACAAGAGAGCAGTAACAACTCTCTTGTTAGAAAACCAAGAAAAAGCACAGAACATGGATAACGAAGTTCTGTCTTCACAAAACTTCTTGACAGAAGCAGGTCTTGGTGCTGGTACTATGCCAGATACACCTGCCGCCCATACAATGGGTGGTGGCGGTCACGTTGCAAAATTTGACCCAATTCTCATCTCTCTCGTAAGAAGAGCAATGCCTAACTTGATTGCATATGACATTTGTGGTGTGCAACCAATGACAGGTCCTACTGGTCTTATTTTCGCAATGAGATCTAAGAGAGGTTCTGGATCACAAACAGAAACATTCTACGATGAAGTAACACCAGCATATTCTGGTAACACAAATACTACTGATACGACTTCATTAAATCCAGGTCTTATGATTGTTGCTAACGGTTCTGCCACAGGTGGCGGTGCTGGTAACACTTCATATCTTGACACTGGTGGTGCTATGACTACGGCACAAGCCGAAGGTTTGACACCACAAAATATGTCATTCAGTATTGAGAAGTTGAGTGTAACTGCTAGATCAAGAGCATTGAAGGCAGACTACACAATGGAAGTTGCTCAGGATCTTAAAGCCGTTCACGGTCTTGATGCTGAAACAGAACTTTCCAACATTCTCTCAGCAGAAATTCTTGCTGAAATCAATAGAGAAGTTGTACGTAAGATCTACGGTGAAGCCAAAATTGGCGCACAACATAACACAACCGCCGCTGGTATCTTTGACCTTGACACAGACTCTAATGGTCGTTGGTCAGTTGAGAAATTCAAAGGTCTCATGTTCCAGATTGAGCGTGAAGCAAATGCTATCGCAAAAGACACACGTAGAGGTAAAGGTAATATCATCATTACTTCTTCTGATGTTGCTTCTGCACTTCAAATGGCTGGTGTTCTTGACTACACACCTGCTCTTGATAGCAATAACATTAGCCCAGATGACACAGGCAATACATTTGTTGGTGTTCTTAATGGTCGCTATAGAGTATACATCGATCCATATGCAGTTTCCAGTTCTACAAACTGGTTCGTAGTAGGTTATAAAGGTTCTTCAGCATACGATGCTGGTATCTTCTATTGCCCATACGTTCCGTTGCAGATGGTACGTGCGGTTGATACTAATACATTTCAACCAAAAATCGGATTTAAGACTCGCTATGGCATGGTCAGAAATCCATTCGCCCAAGGTTCAACAGCCAGAGGTTCGGTTGCGGCTTTTGATATCGGTGGTGACGATACATCATCTGTACAGAGTAACGTCTACTACAGACTTGTACGTGTAAATAACTTGATGTAATTTTTCTTGTACATTAAGTTATAGTTGAAAGGGGATCCATCTCACGAGGGTCCCCTTTTTTTATATGAAAAACTCGGTGATCCCAAACAAAAATACCCTTTTCAAAATCCGGATGGAAAAATCACCGAAAAAGTTGGTTGAAAAATGATATTTGTAATTGGCAATGGTACCTCACGAAAAAACGTTAATCTAAATATTCTCAAACAACATGGTAAAATTATTGGATGTAATGCTCTTTACAGAGATTTTACTCCTGATCATTTGTTTACTAATGATTGCGAAGTTCTTCACGAAATAATTTCAAGTCAATATACAAATACAAATGAAACTTATATTTTGCAAGGTGAAATTCAATTTTTACCTGAAGAATTATATCATGACATTAAAATGGGTTTTGAAAATTTAATCGAAAACGAAAAAAATGATTCGATAGAATTTATAGTTCATGGCACAGAGAATAAAACATTTTTATCATGGATCCCTAAGACTAATAAAATAAAATTTACTACCTGGTCCGACAATAATAGGATGTATAACACAGGATATAATGCATGTAGATTAGCGTGTGAATTATATTCTAATGAGGAAATATACATGATAGGTTTTGATATATTTGGTGATCGAAATAATCTTTATGATAACACTACTGGTTATTATTCACCTGATACACCACATCATGAAGAGCAAGGATGGATTTATTTGTTTAATCAATTACCATCGATATATCCGAATATAAATATAAGAAGAGTTATAGATTATGGACCAGAACTTGAAAACATACAAAGTATTACTTACGAAAAATTATGTCAACATTCTCAAATCAACCAGAAAACTTTAATTACTTCAACCCAGTAGGGTTTAAATTTGAAGTTGATAAACTTCCAAATGTTAATTTTTTCTGTCAATCTGCTACACTTCCTGGTCTCACGCTTGGAGAAGCAACTCAACCAAACCCATTTAGAGATATACCAACACCAGGTGATAAAATTTTATTTGAAGAATTGACAATAAGATTTGTTGTTGATGAAGAATTACAGAATTGGCTTGAAATGAAAGAGTGGATTTTTGGTCTAGGATATCCAAACAGTCAAGAAGAATATGTTAAGTTAGCAAAAGAAAATTCAGGTGTAAAACCAAGAGGAAACAAATACTCTGATGGTATTCTTATGATCTTGACCAGTCATAAAAACGCACAAATCAAAGTAACTTTTCAAGATCTATGGCCAGTGACTTTATCTGGTATACAGATGGATTCATCTGTAACAGAAGTAGATTACATTACCGCAGATGCTACATTTGCGTACACAATATATAAAGTAGAACGATTGATTGGAGAACATTAATTATGAGGTTTGATGAAATTAGAAGAAATACAAGAATCATGGTCCAGTGACAGTCAAATTGATGATACAGAATTAGATAATGAATCTCTCAAAATTCCTGAATTACATCACAAATATTTTAGAATATTTTCAGATGAAAAACTCAAACTTGTACGAATGTATTCTAAGCAAAAAGAATTGCGTAGATTAAAGTGGTTATATTATACAGGAAAATTAGATCAAGAAACATTAGAAAATTTAGAATGGCATGTATTTGATCTTGATATAAAAAAGAATAGAAGTGATTTAGAAATGTTTATTGAGTCTGACAAAGACATACTGGAATTATCAGAAAAAATTTCATATCAAAAAGAAAAAATAGATTATTTAGAATCAATTATAAAATCTTTAAATACACGAGGGTTTCAGATTAAGAATGCAATTGAATGGAAACGTTTTACTATGGGGAATTAAATGTATGACTTATTGATAATGACAGGTTCATCTTTAGATCCTGCTGATGGTGGCACGATGGGTGGAACTGAAAGACAAATACTTTCGGTTGCCGAATCATTAGCACATGACGGCTTAGAGGTTGCAATAGTGCATTCTATTACAGATGGTACTGATAAAGTTGTTAATGGTGTAAAACATCTGAATGCTTATAGACATTATTATGACTATTCTAAAGTAAGATTGATGGCAAATCATTTTGGATACTCTGGTAATTACCACAGAAATTATACTATGAACAATATTCATGTGCCACCAATGTCACCTATCGAAATGAATTGTGCAGAGAAAACATTCTGCTGGTTTCATAATTGGTTTCATCTTTCTAATAATGATTACCCTAGAATTTTTAATTCCAAGGCAGTAGCACGATACGTCTACGAACAAAATCCATTCAGTCACATGATAAAAAAATTACCTGATGATAAAGTAATTCACTATATGATTCCTAAAGGTCTAGTCGTACAACCACAAGAAAAAAGAGAAGACTATTTGTTCTGGATGAGTGCTTTTGGCAAAGGTATGAAAGAAGCAGTATTGATGTATATCTCTTTATTTGAGCGAGGTCTGACTAGAAGACCTTTTCATATTGCGATACCGCCTCAAAGAGATAGAAAAGATGTAGAAGTAGTAGAACGAATGCTAATAGATGTAAATAAAAATGGATATCCAATAAGATTTTTTGGTGAGATGAAATATGTTGATGCATTGACTAAGTTAAGCAAAGCCGCCTGTCTTTTTCGACCTGGATTACCTCAAGAGACATTTGGACTTGTTTACTTAGAAGCAAATCAATTAGGTGTTCCTGTTCTTACATATAAAGGTGATGCTGGAGAAGAAATTTTAGAAGACAAGCATAATATGCTGATCGACAAGCATCACAAATTACAGGATATATCAAATTGGTTAATAGACATAGGCGAACAAAAAACAACAGTAGACATGAGCAAATTTGATCCAGATAGAATAAAAAAACAATGGATTAAGTTGATAGAAAATGCATAATGCTATACGAACATGATACACTGCTTATAGACAAAAAGAATGAAGTGTTCATGACGGTGCAAGCCGAACCTGGACTCGCAAGAGAATTGAGTGATTTTTTCACATTCTTTGTTCCAGGATATCGTTTTATGCCATCATATCGGAATAAGATATGGGATGGTAAAATACGACTTTACAATCTGCAAAACAAATATCTATACAGTGGTCTCGTAGATTATGTTGAGAAGTTTGCTTCAGAACGTGAATATAAAATAGATTACAAGACGAATCCAAAGAATGTAAATGGTTATAACGAGAATGATTATGAAAGACTTGTGCGTTCTCTCAATCTTGAAATAGAACCACGAGACTATCAGAGAGATGCTTTTCTACACTCAATTAATAATGAACGTGCGTTGTTACTCTCACCGACCGCATCTGGTAAATCACTTATCATATATTTGTTGCTACGACACTATCAAATGAGATTGACAAATTTCAAAGCAATTGTTATAGTACCTACTACATCTCTCGTGGCACAAATGAATTCTGATTTTGCAGACTATGCAAAGAAAGATCGTTGGCAAGTTGCAGAGAATACACACATGATTTATTCTGGTCATGACAAAGTATCTGACAAACCTATATTCATATCAACTTGGCAATCACTTTACAAGATGCCACTCAATTATTTTTCAGACTTTGATGTAATTATAGGTGACGAAGCACATCAGTTTAAGGCAAAATCTCTGACTGCAATTATGGAGAAGACAGTCAATACCAGATATCGTTTTGGTACGACTGGAACGCTTGACGGTACACAAACACACCGCCTTGCATTGGAAGGATTATTTGGACCTGTTTATAAAGTCACAACAACAAAGAAACTGATTGACAACAAGACACTATCACAGTTTGAGATCAAAGCATTGGTCTTGCAATATTCAGATGAAATATGTAA